TTATTTAAATGTGCCAAATGGTTGGTTATTATTTGCATCACGGCAAACAAGATAGCCATATTGATTATTTGGACGTGGTTGACGTAACCATACATAACTATCGTGACGAGACCAGGCATCATACTTAACTTCACTATTAGCTGGCAATGTTGCAATCAAGGCACTATTTGTCTTAGCACCCCAGCGTAAGTTAATTGCCGTACCAGTAATAAAAGTACCCTTCTCAGCAAACCAACGATCACCCATATCATCAACCCAGTGATTTGATGGAAGCTCAGTTGTAATAGCTGGCGTTTCCTGCTCAATTGGTTTGGTTGGTTCTGGCTTCGGTGCTTCACTTGGATTAAAGAGTTTAATAGCATTGTCAGTTAATGTAATAGAACCATCAACGTTGTATCCAAGCAGATTATCTGTGTGTTGCCACATATCAACATAATTTGCTGATGGGAAGTAATTGAAGTCAGGATTCTTTCCGGCTGCTTTCCCATTAGCTAATGGATATGCCGCTAACCAGAACATATCCATATTTGGATGAATGGCTTCTAAATTAAAGTTAGACAGCAGGTACTTGTACGTATAGAACCCAGTGTGGAAACCAGCGTTCCGAACAGTATTAAGAAATGCAATCACTGATGATGTTGGTATGTTAGAAATTTCAGCATCTAAAATCATTAACGTACCAGGTTGTGTATTGGCTTGTGCCTTTGAGTTAGCAATAAAGTAGTTTGCTTCGGCCACCGCTTGCGCATCATTATGGAAACGACCAAAGTGATAGAAGGCAAACCCTTTAATTCCACCGCCAGCACTTCGATCAATTAAAGAACGAATATATGGGTTAACATAATTAGTACTTTCAGTTGTCTTAATAATTGCATAATCAGCGCCAATAGCCTTGTAATCATCAACTGTTAAATGGCTTTGAAAGCTCGCAAGATCAATTACTGTTTTACGTTCTGTCATATTATTTTTCCTCCTCTTTATCTTTTCCTTTGTATGTTCTCGTTATTGGATGAAAGTCCTGTGCATTGTAATCTGGTTGTGCTTTAGCAACATTCAACGCCTTAGCTAATGAATCAATTACTGGAGAAAGCCAAGGAACTTGAATATCCATTTGCTTTAAATTCTCAACAATTGATACAAGATACTGATAGCAGAAATACAACACCATCATTTGAGCTACATAGTCAAATCCAATCGTAATCAGGTATGGATAAAACATCAGAACACCAATTGTAATAATGAAATTCCGTGCTAATCCATATGTTCCTTTGGTCGAATTGGTTCGAGTAGCTGTGTGATTGCTGCGTAATCCTTTAACAATTCCTGAACCAATATCAAATAATACAAGCAAAGTAAATCCAACTATTAATGGATCGTCAATTTGCTTGGTTGCTTGATGTAATGCTACTTCATGATAAGGTAGTGCCATTAATAATAAGTGCATTAAATTTCGTTCCCATTTCCTTTCTAAATGCCGCCCATAAGAAAAGCCCTGAATTTGGTATTCTTAAAACACTAAATTCTAGGGCTTATTTATGTATTGTTTATTTCTGAAGGGCGACAAGTACCTTTAACTATTCATTTGTTTTATCTGCTGTCTTATCAGCGGAATTTGCGATTTCGTCCTGTGCATTATATACCAAGTTTTGGAAATCTTGGGTATCTTTTCGTACTACCTTCTTGTTAGCATCGTACAACTCTTTATTGGTGATGAAGGTATTAAAAGTATCATTACCAGCATCGTCATCAAATACATTTGCAGTAAAGTTAGCGATTACTTGACCATTCACTGTGGACTTACCTGTTAGGGTGATTGATTTTGTTGATTCTAGCATAATTATTTATCTCCTTTTTCATCGTTTTGCTTCTTAAGTTCTTCTAGTTGTGATTTCAACTGACTATTTTCTTGTTCCAATTGAGTAGCTTTTGCTTCCCATGAGGCCGCTGTATAATTAGCAACCGCCAACTTTTGGTTAAGACTTTGAGCTACTAAGTTCATATCAATATTGTTCATTATTAAAAACTCCTTTAACTATCTTCATTCGATCATTTTCGTACCCTTTACGCTTAGCTTTGATTTCCCAAGCAAAGTGAATATTAGGGTTGCTAGATTTAACTGTAAAATTATTTGCTGAACGTGAAGAAGCGCACACATTTCAATTGCCATATGGTGTTAAAAACACTTGGTATGGCACTAATGTATTAACTGTTTCTAAGAAATAAGGATCAATCATGACAGTAACTACACCATTACTATTAGTTTGTGTTTCTCCAATATCGCCAAAGTAATATTCGGCGGTTTCATAGGCGTTAATGGCTGCCATTCCTCGCGATGTTGGAACTATGGCATTCTTTGAACCAGTAACAGTAAAATTCCCACTAACATTAAAATCTCCATTAACCCCTGGGAACAATCCGTTTAAAGATAGAATACTTTTGCCGTTTGCTGTGATACTAATTGCACCATCACTACTAATAGAAAAATAATTTTTTCCATTTAAGCTTCCTACATTAACAAATTCATCTTGTAGTGTTATTCCTCCAGAAAATCCACTTGATGGTCCTTGAAAGAAATACTGCGAGAAAGTGCCTTTCAATGCTGTTTGACCATTTTGATATGTCCCGTCCAATACTAATTTAGGTATTGTTTTTAGCTTATCGTTCTGAACCGGTTCGCCAGCATATAGGAAGAGTTGCTTCTTAGCAGCAATATTCATAAAGCCATCACTTTTTCCAGCAATACCAGCACCAATAATCTCGTTTCCATTCAAATAAGCTAATGTTTGATCGTTCCAACCATGAGTTCTTAGTAAAAAGCCATCTTTACCATCAATATCTAAGCCAGACGTTCCAAAGGATACAATATTATCACTCTTAGTAATGCTTCCATAGTTTGGATTCAAGACAGCGTCTGAAAGAGATTGACTTTTATGAAGATATAAGCCACCATCAAAAAGATATGCACCGCTTGAATTTCCATAAGCACTAATTGAACCATTGGAAATCCAAACGTTATTACCGCTATTATCAGAATCATGTATTCCGTTTTTATCTATCCAGGCATTATGATCACCTTGCCAAACATGGAGGGATCCACTATCGAGATAAAATTCACCATTGCTTCCCTTTAACGTTCCGGCAGTAATGTTATTTGCATTCAGGTTGATGACATTAACTTTTGCTCCGTTAATTGTTCCAGCAGTTATCTTATCCGCATTAAGTGAAGTAATGGCTGCACTTGGGATAAATGCATTACCACTAAAAATAGTTGAACTGGCATCCATGTAAATTTTGTCATTTTGGATAAGAGTTGTGCCGGCTGACATGTTGATTTGAGCCATAATGTTTCCGCCAGTTACGGTTCGTTGCCATGCCGACCACAAGCCATTAAAAGTTCGCGTATAGCTCAAATTGGGATCATTATCAGCAGAAATAGTTTGATGTAATCTATCGCCACTTCCTTCTACCCTAACTACTAACCAATTACCAATAGGAGAATTAGTGTTGTTACTAGCCTTAATGACGTAGTTTCCTTCAAGTGTAAGATTATTTAAATCTTGAACTGACGTAAGTATTTTTGTAACGACATTAGGATTCATATAAATATCATATGGACTAGTTGTCCAAGGTGTTTCTTTATATCCCTTTTCAAGCTTATAAGAACCAACATGAATTGTTGCAGTATTTGAATTTGTTTCAACTCGTACCGCACTAGTTCCTGGTGTTGTGACAGTAAAGGTATAAACCTTCTTTATCCATTTATCTTTAGTGATTTCTAGCGCGTTCGAACTATTTTCAGTTATTTTTAAGGTGTTATCATCATGGGGAATAACATAAATCCAAGCCCCTGTATTATTATCACTACCTTCAAGACAGTAATAAACACTAAATGTATAAGTTCCAACATCTAGCCAGCGTCGCTGTGCTGCACCGTTCCATGCTCCTTTTCGCTTAATTGCATAATTTCCATTAGGGTCAACCGAGCCATCTTTATACCAATTATTCAATTGATCCCAATCACCGGAAAAATCCCTAGTACCACGTAGGATATTAACCCCGTCAGTCTGCTGAATCTTATTCAGCGACACATTAAAGTTATTAGCCTGCTGATTTATTTGTGTCTGCAAGCCGTTTGTTTTGTCAGACACTTCTTGACGAATGGTCTTAGCTGTCTGACTGATTTGCGATTGAAGCTCACCATGATTATTTGAAACTGTCGATTGAAGGCCTTGTACTGTTCGGTTCAACTCACTATATTCCGAATAACTAGCTGATCTTTGCCACTGAGTCCATGAATCACCAAATTTAGTTCGTACATACCTTAATGTTGGATCACTATCAGCCTGCCAAGTTTGTACAATTCGACCATCATTAACCCGCTCTACTTTTAGGTAGCACCAATTAATTCCAGGTACGTTAGTATTAGCCGTCGACTTAATGAAATAATTCCCAGTATTCGTATAATCGTTTGCATTAATTGCATTGTTGATTACTTGGAAATTAGTTAAATTTTCTAAACTTCCCACTCGCCCAATTACACTATTAAGGCTATCAGCAGTAGATGTTGTCTTATTGTCAATGCCCTTTATCTTGTCAGTTAGTTCGGTACGGATACTAGAGGAACTTTGACTAATTTGTGATTGTAGGCTTCCGTAATTACTACCAACAGTGGAACGCAATCCCTCTAATGATTGAGATAATTCCGAAAAAGCTGATTGAGTTGCTAAATCGGCGGGATTAGGCGAGTAAGGTGTAGCAACGGAACCATACTCCAGTTTTAGATTAGATATATCTATTTTCCCGCCTATTACATAAAGACTGAAATTAATAGAAGTACCAGTCCATTTCCAACCTTCTATCTTATAACTCTGTGAATTTTTGCCAGTTACGGTAATCCATTTGGGTGCATCATATGGGCCAGCTTTGATGCTAACATTTTCACTATCACAATCGGCACTAATTTTTGCATTGAATGAAAGTGAAAATGTTTTTCCAGCAGGATTATCAGCAAGCCCTTGGTACATTCTCGAATTACCATTATTCGTATCAGATAATGTAAGGACACCCTTTGCATAACTGTGATCAATATTATCCCACGCCCAATTATGGTCAAAATTCTGGGTATTTAGTAGTAGATTAACTCCACCGCCATTAAACATAGGAACAGTTGTTTGTTGCACTTTTTGAAGAAAGCCATCAGCTGTTTGTAGAAAGCCACTATTAGTTAATACATTCTTCAAGCCAGTCCAATTAGAATCACTTTTAATAGCGTTAACAGCATCGTTTTTAGCGATGTTGGTTTTAGTATTGGTCTCGGATTTAGTGTAGTAACTGCTAAACTGTTGACTGTTTGCCGTTATCCGTGCAGAAAGTTGTGTGATGTCATTAGCAACGTCTTCTGGAGCGGGGTGATAATCGGTAGCGACTGTGCCAACTTCAAGCTGGGGGTGATGGTAAGTTGTGGTAAAATCTTTACCTTGCAGCGTCCCCATTGGTCCCGCATACAGCCAAATATCATAAGGAATAGCATCATTAGGAGTTGTAAAAGTAAAGCTACGACGTTTGCCATCAGCGTTTAAATACCAATGAGCTGCTTCTTTATTGATAAATTTACCATCTAAGCTTTCCTTAAAGATCCTTACAGAAGCTTGCTCTACACCATTTGTATTCGTTGCCGAAACCGAAAAGGTATACGTCTCACCAGGTGTTAGGTTCCAATAAATTGCTTTATTGTCCCACGCAGGATATGGGTCAGTTGTCTTTGACTCAATAACAATATCAGTCCCACTATTAGGAATTAGATTCCGACCACCAACTTTCAAATTATTCATTCGATCAGTAACGCTATTTAAATCAACACGTAATCCATTAGCCGTAGCTTGCACATCTACAGTTTTAGCGTAACCACTTAAATCACTAGCAGTTAACCGAGCATTCAAAGCTTGATTAGTCAGATTAACAAAATTCGTGTAGGTAGTATTATCAACTTTACCAGCCAACATCGTCTGTAAATTCTGTGCATCAAGCTTTAACTGTGCAATATCACCGTTAGCAGTACCAACAGTAGTTTGCAGACCTTTTACGTCAACTTTGGTGGAATTAACATCTCCTGCTAAATTAGCATAATTGATGTTTAACCCTTTAACCGTGTTAGACACATCAGCAATATCTTTACCTTGTTGTTGTGCTTGCTTGGTTAAATCAGCAATTGAATTTTGAGCAGCGATATACTTTTGCAGTGCATCAGACGCATCGGCCATTACCTTATTCAAGTTAGGAACAATATTGTTATCATACTGACCTTGCAGATTAGTTACCGAATCGTTTAGCTTTTTTAAGCTTTCATCGGCAACTTTTTTATTAACTTCAATTGATTTATTGAGGTTCCCAATGTCCACATCGGCTTTTTGCTTGTTGTTGATAATATCTGCTTTGGCTTGGTTAAGCCCTTGTTGAGCGTCCGCAACCTTTTTCTTTATCTCGTCATCAGATAAATCTTTACGAATCCATTTACCGGACCCATCATCCTGCTTTTCAAATATCCAAAGTTCGGTTGAATTACCATTTTTCTTAAACCACACGTCATTAAACTTAGCATTAGTTGGTGGCGCAGTTACACTTGGTGGAAATACAACTGTCCCGTCTGGTAATCTTCTAAGTTGTAATTCCTTGATTGTTTGAGTAACGCTACCTTGCCAAGAGACCATTTGATCAGAAGATGTTGTCTGATCAGCTTTTGAAGTCGCAGAAAGCCCACCATTAAAATCAAGTGTGTAACTACTGTTTGGAACAACAAAAGAATTTCTCTGTTTATCTTCTAGTCGTAGCCAATCCCCCGCTTCAACAGCAGGATTACCGAACCAATTCAGACTAAACGGGTAAAAAGTCAAGTCTTTCAATTGCTCCCAAATATCATTGAGCCGCTGTGGTGTCATGATATTATTTTCGAGTTTAATCTGAGAACCAGTAGCATCCCCAGCTTGATAAGTCTTGGTTTCCTCTGTACTCTCCCCATCACGAGTTTTAGTGGTAAGCGTGACTTGACACTGAATACCATTAATCTTGTAGGCGGCTTCATTCTTCGTTAGTCCTGCTTGTTCATATTGACTAGGATCTAATTCATAGTTTGGTTCAGAAATTGTCCGAATTGTAAATAAACCTTGTCGATCAAACAGAGCATAACCAACATACAATTGAGCAATCCAGCCAAGTGCTTTGCGGTAGCTCTGACCAGTGATTGGAGCTGGCAAATCTGCTTGGTGCGGAAGACGTGCTAAATCATCAGTATTAGCCTTAACACCTGATTGAGCACAGATCTCCGCAATGACATCTAATACTTTGGCTGGATACGTTAGTTTAGATACATAAGTTCCCTCTAAGCCACAGAAACGATCACTAGCACTAACAGTCGTAAGATTATTATTTCGGTCCATCTTGATTTCACTGGAGATAATAAAAACGCCCAACGGTTCATAAACATAACCGCTAGATGTTTTTATTCCAATGCTAGGATGAACCTCCATTCCCAGCTTCAATCCCTCAATAAGGTGAGAGAATTCAATCTGAACTGTATTTGAATACGTAGACCCAATTGCAAACATATCACCATTGTAAGCTCTTGAATCGTACTTCAAACTATTAATATCAGTTGCACCATATGTTTTACCATCAATTGTAACTTTAATATCCAAAGTTCGCTGTGAAGCTCGCCAAGCATCTCGAGTTTCTTTTGATTGTGTTAACACTAATTAATCACCTCCTTATTGCTCAATCAGATCAAAAGATAAACCTTTCCAAACCGGTAATGATCCTACAAATGAATAAACGGGCGCTGTCCGATCACCAACATAAAACGTCCCTGATCGAACTTGCCCGTCTACTGGATCTAAATATTCAACACTAAAAAATTCGGCCTTAACAGAATCCAAAATCTTTGAACATTCGGCTACTGTTAAAGCACCAAAAGTTAATGTTATTTTTCTTTTAGTTGCTACTCGATCACGATGTAAAAGTCCTTGCGCATCACGGGTCGCCTTTGCATCAATATCTTGAATAGCAACTTGCATTGTTTGTGGGGCTGGATTAACCACTGTCCCAGAAATTTTTAGAGAATACAAACATCCATCTCCTCCTTAAATATTTAACATATTTCGACCATTCTTTTGATTTACCGCATTAATTCCTTTGATAGCATGTTCGCCAAATGACTCATCACCAATCTTAACGGTTAAGTGTAAATCAACTGGTTGATTACTATTATTAGTAGCATTTTGCATTTGCAGTGCTTGAACAATAGCATTTACTAGGTTGGTACTCATTTCTTTGAATCCGCCATTTTGCATTGTTACATCATTGTTTGATGAAGATTCAGCATACATAGAATTTGGAGTAATTGCATTATTTGAGAGAGCTGTTGGGAGTTGTAGCCCTCCACCAAAGTTTCGATTCATAAATGCAATTGCTTCGTTAATCCGTTGCATACCTAATTCACGGTTCATTAGTGGGATAACCATTTCAGGCTTATCACCTTCACCAATTTCATAGAAGCCGTGCTTAGAAATTAAGCCACCATCTTCATAACCGTGTCCGTGACCAATAACTGCCAACATGCCGCGTGCTCCATAAGTTTGCTTGGCGTAGTTGATAGCAGCGAGCATGTTATCATAACCTTTCATAATGTTGCCGTGTCCTGGAAAAGCAAATTGACGGAACGTTCCTGGCTTCGTCTGTAAAAGACCTGTTGCATTTCCATCAGCTAGGCCATCGTTACCACCAATAGCCCGTTCATTACCGCCTGATTCTGTTTGAATTTGACGAACCCAAGCATTTACATAATCAGCACTGGCAGGTAAGCCGTTCTTGCGCAATGCTTTCTTAACAGCACTACGCCAACCTTCCGCACCTGGTCCGGTTTGATGAGTTGCACCACCGAATTGGTCAATCACCTTCCGGGCCCAGTTCATCATCCCCTTCTTTTCTTCGTTAACAGCACCCTTGGCGAGTTTTAGTGGTACCTCGCCTGCTCCCCAATCATAGGTCACAAACTTATCGACAATATAGTTAACGAGTTTTTCGGGATGAGCAATGTCATCAGTAACGTTTTCTAACTCATCCATTGCAGCATCAAAGAAGCCACCAATACCGCTAAAAAGGCCGCCAAAGTTTAAACCGCTAAGAGCACGGCTAATTCCACTAAAGTCAAAATTAAAGCTACCAATACCACCAGCATATTTAGGAATCATGCTTGCTAATTCATTAGCAGTATTTGTAGCAGTCTTGACCTTAGTACCAGCCGGCAAATAAGTTAAGAAATTACGTTTAGCAGGGAATAGTCCTTGCTCACCATTAGGGAGTTCATAACTTTCTCGGTAAATATCACCATCTTGGTCATTAACTAATGCTAATCCACCTGGATGATTTTGTGTCCCTGTTTTGTAGGCGTTCCAGTTAAAGTAACCCCAACCAACAGAACCACCGCCAAGCTTCCCTAATACCCAATTAATTCCTTCGCGGATTTTATCGGTTGCTTTTTGAACAGGTCTAACCATTGCATCAACAACACGACTAATAGCATTCCTAATGCTTTGCAAACCACTAGTAATACCATTACCAATAGTGCTACCTAGTCCTCCAGCCCAAGAACCTAACGTCCTTGAAGTGCCGTCTCTAAAACTTGAAACCCAACTTCCAAGTCGCTCCCCAGCATTTCTAGCAGCATTATAAGCACCGCCAATTCCATTATTGACGTGACCACCTAAGCCACTAGCCCAACTAGAGATGCTTTGATTAGCACCGCCAAAGAAACTACGTGTCCATTGAGAAAGCTTATTACCAGCATTAGTAGCTCCAGACCGTGATGATTCGGATCCATTATTAATATGTTCTCCTAATCTTTCAGCCCATTGTCTTACTAAGCCACTAGCAGATTCTCTAAAATCTGTTGTCCAAGATTTAAGTTTATCGCCAGCATTTTTAGCCATTGCTTGGCCGTTTTCAACACTATTGTTGATATTAGAGCCGATTTGTGATGACCAACTATGGACCTTTTTCTTAGCATCACCAATGAAATCAGTAGTCCAGTCTTTAATCTTAGTACCAGCTTTTTTGGCAAATTTCTTGCCCTTTTCTACATCCGTATTGATATTTGAACCAATCTTCTGTGCCCAAGATTTAATATCTTTCTTGGCATCAGCAACGAATCCAGTAGTCCAAGATTTAAGCTTATTGCTACCAGCAATTGCAAGCTTCTTACTCTTTTCTACATCTTTATTAAAGTTGGTTCCGATACCAGAAGCCCACTTTTTCAAGGTCTTCTTAGTGCCATCAATAAATCCGGTTGTCCACTTACCAAGATTTGAACTAGCTTTTTGAACATCTTTCTTACCTTTAGTGATATTCGTATTGATGTCTTTACCAACAGACTTAGCCCATGAAGTAAAGTTATCTAAGATTTCATGGGACTTAAAGCCAATCGCTTCAACCCAGTCTTTAGGTTTCTTACCTTTGCCATACTTAGACCAACCATCGCTAAACTTAGCAGCACCAGTACCACCCCATTTACCGATAAACGAGCCAATCTGTTGTCCAATTGCAGCACCTAGTGGTCCACCAAAGAACAAGCCGATACCACCACCGATGGCACCACCAATTCCAGAACCGAAATCCTTAAATTTAGTTTCTTTGTTCTTAGCTTTGATACCTTTATAAATATCAATTCCAGAAGTTACAGCAATCATGGCGGTTGATAAACCGATACCTAGCTTTTGGCCAAGCTTCATTGGTTCGCCAGACTTAATAGAAGACTTAGCCGATTTAAGAAAGTCAGTCTTAGCAAGATTGGTGTTTTGCCATGACTTGTTGACTTCATCCCATAGCTTTGTAGCATTGCTCCAGCCTGTTTTAATATTATTAAAACTAACTTTGGCAAGTTCCTGAATCTTAGTTATTGGATGTTTACCAAACTCAATTACTGTGCCTAAAAGATCGTCAGCATACTTGGCACCAGCCTTTAACTTGTCAAACTTAAGCATCGTTAATATCTTAAGCGTATCGATAAAGTCTTTGATGCCAGAAATAGTTTTTCCTGCTACTTTAATGCTAAATAACGTAAGCAAAGTGGTAGTCATTATTTTAACTGCCGTTTGATGTTTATCAATCCAATCGGACAGTAATTCAAGTGCACCAGTTAACAGCTTTAATGCTCCGACAATAGCAAATCCCGTAATCTTGGCTAACGGTTTAAGAAAATCATCAAAAAACCATTCGAATACTGGACCGGCTGCTTTAATCACGCTATGTACGACTTTAAGTGATGCTGCTAATAGATCAAAGAAGTCAGGTAGTAATTTCGTGATCGTAAACCCAGCCAATGGAAGCAAAACATTCTTGTAAGCCCAAGCTAGACCATCCCATACATCCTTAGTTACTGGGCGAATAGCTTTTAACAGGTTATCAATTGACTGGAGTAATGGTGTGAAATCAAGTTTCTTAGCCCAATTGGCAGTATAAGTTGCCATATCACTTAAGGCATTAAGCATATCATCTACCATACCCAGCAAAGTCTTAAAGATAGATGTTCCAACATTTCCATGTCGCCATGCTTTGTCGAATTGACTAGCTAAGTTACTTATTGTGTTACCAATACCAGTTACAATCTGAATTAAATGTTCCCAAATCGAAACACCTAATCTTGAATGATTCCACGCTTCATCAATTGACCCTACCATATCCTTAAAAATTCTAAGGATATTATTCAAGGCATTAAGCCATGCCTGCCATAATTTAGTTCCGTTATTGCCGTGTTGCCATGCTTCATCAAACGCTTTAGCAATATCGCCAATAAATTTGACTAGATTAGTAGCAAGGTCTAGCAGATTAGCAAAGATTCGTTTACCAAGATCACCAGTGTTCCAAGCTTCACGGAATGATTCAGCTATATGATGGATAGCAACTAGGATATTATTCAGCGAATCAAAGATAGTTTGAAGGAATCGTGTACCACGTCCGCCTTCTTCCCACGCTTCCGCAAACGCCCTCGCTATATCACCAATGATATTCAGCATATCAGCCAGCAATTGTAGGATATTCTCAACGGTTCTTTGTCCTGTTCCGTTATCCCACACATGCATGAAGGAGTGGCCGACATCACCTAGTAACCGCTCAATTTCTGACCATGAATACTTAGCAGCATCAACAACTGCTTGGCCTTTTTCATCCCAGGCTTTTTTCATTGGATCAAAGATTTCACCTAAAACCTTTTTAACCTTATTAGCTGCATCAATTGCATTTTGAGAAGCTTCTAACGGAACATTCCAGTCAAGGCCTGGATCGCCTTCATCACCTGCTCCACCATCATCAATACCAGGATCATCAAAGACTGGTGTATCTTGCTTTTGCTGTGGAGTAAATTTCTCTAGTGGTTGAGCTTCAAAGGTGCCATTATCTTGGTTATTCTTGTTATTATCTAAAACATTTAACTCATCAAAGCCCATAAGTGATGCTTGAAGGTCTTCATTAGCCTTCTTAGTATCTTCAAAGGCTTTCTTAGCTTGTTCGTTAGCAGCCTTAATCTTTTCGTTTTCAGCCGCTACTGCTGCTGCACCTTGACGGTTAGCTTCGGCAATTTGCTGATTAGCACGTTGAACTGCTTTCGCTTGTTCCTGTTGTTGCTTCTTGATGGCATCGCTAGCTTTACTTGCCGCTTTTGAAGTATCGTTCATCGCCCGTACTTGGCTATATAAACCCTGAGCACCGCTTCTAGCACCAGACAGGCTCATTCCAGTTAAAGCAGAAGTAAACTGAGCAAGCCAACCAGTCGCTTTACGCAAAGCATTCATTAGCGCGTTAATCGCTGGCAAAACATAGCTATAAATCGGATAGAAAGCAGTCAGCAAATTAACCTTAATTGCATTAAAGCTACTTGCAAATTGTCGGTTAGTCATCAATGCTGAACCCATTCCCTGAGCAAGCATCATAATCCCTTGATACAGTAGCGTAAACACAATTAACTGACTAGCTAACATGCTCATTGCCATCTTGACACCCTTTAATCGTTCACTGAGTAAAGAAGCGCTTGTACCAGCTCTTCTCATTGAAGAACTGCCACTATCGCCCATGCGTCTAAATGACGAGGTGACGTTCGAAATTGTATTTCGTAACCGACTAAGCCGTGAACTTGTATTTGACGCAGTGTTACCTTCTTGAGCAAGCGTAGTGTTCACTCTTGAAGAAGCATTTCGTAACTCATCTCCACGAGAACTAACGTAACTATAAGCCTTAGCTAATTCATTGCTTCGATTTATAAGACGTTTATACTCTGTTTCGGCTTCTTTGAGTCCCTTATTATTACCAGATGATCTACCAAGAACAGCATCTTGTGCTTTGGTTTCCGCAATAGTACGCCTAATCCGTTCAATCTTTGCTTCCGTTTGATCCATCTCACGTTCAATACGCTTGAGTGAATTTGGAATAGTATTAAGCTCTTGCGACATTTCTTGTGCAAGGGCTTTGGCTTGGTTCCGATAACGTTCCATCTTGACTTGTGCATTAGCAATCTGGTCATCAAGTCGCATTGCTCTAACCTGACTGCCTTGTTTGTTCATATCAAGGTTATCTCTGCTAGCCATCAATGTTGCTATTCTACGTTGCATCGATTGCGCCTGTTGCATTTTTTCGTTGATGTGGGATACAAGACCATCAATTTCCTTCTTAGCTCGGGAAACTTCCGCTTGAATTTCATCATCAATTCCTAAATCAACCGGCCTTTTAGGCATATAGCTCTGAATTCTTTTTTCTTGGTAGTCATCGAAGCTTGAGTTTTTTATTCTTGGTCTAGGCTTTTCTTTAGGACGTACTTCTTGTTGATCTTGTTTAACAGGAATATCACCTACAGTTTCACGAGCTACCTTAGTTTGTTGAGCAATTCGTTGTTGCATGTTAGATGCTTCTTGTAGACGCGCTGTCAAACTATCCAAGCTTTTTTCTGATTCGTTAACAGCTTCTTTGGAACTTTCAGCTTGCGCCTTGTTTCCTTCGATAATCCTATTAGTTGCATCATCTTGAACGCTAGCTGTACGCTCAATAGATTTTTGCTTAGAATTTTCAGTTTCTTCACGTTGACGAACTTCTTCTTTGGCTTTCTCATTTGCTTTAGAAGCATTGTCGTTCATGTTCTGTTGAATACGGTCCAAGTTGCTTTGGATTTTGACTTGCATATCGTTAGTCTTTTGACCGATGAGACTAGTCAACTCATCCATTTTCTGGAGCACATCCCCATAATTAGCTCTAAATCTTAACTCAAGTTCTTCCAAGTCCATTACTATTCACCTCCTCCTTTGTCTTTATTGAATTGTCTAATCCGTTGAGCTTGTTGCATAAGAATAGCTTGATCTCTCTTCCAATCGGGCTCTTTTTCAGCTGGTTGCTCCATCTGGTTCATATTATCCTTAACAAACGGATAAGCTTCTTCTAGCTTAGGCATCTTAGCAGGATCATTAACCGCAAATGCTACCAATTCACTTAAACGGTGATCCATATATGCTTTGGCACGTAAATCATTTAATTCTCGCTTCCTATTAGCGGCAATTTGCGTCATGATTTCCGCAAAGTCTAAATCCCAGAAATGATCAGCGTCTATCCCTGATTCAACAGCGATTGGGTAAAGATCTTTGAATAAATCTGATACTGTATCGTAATTTTTTTCGTTTACAGCAACTGATCTTGGGTCGCTTCCACTGGATCTAATGTCACTTCGTCCGATTCCGAATTGGTCTTCGATGACTTCTTCTTTTTGCCGAAAAAACCGGATGCTTCAAATAGTTCCATCAATGCATTAAAGAGATCCATCGTGGTATTACCATCATCTAAGTACTTTTCAAAGGCGTTCAATACTCGTTTATCAGTTACGCCATGATTTTGATTAGCGCCTTGTAGTACGATCAGAATTTCATTAACCGGAGGTAGCTTATTTCCACCTTGAGAGTCCATAAATAAGGACAACATAGACTTACCAAGTCGCCGTTCAATCTTAAATACCTCACGACCGCCAAGCTTTAAGTCAAGTTCCAAATCACCTAATTGCATTGTCTTTGTTGCTTTCTTAACAGTAGTTGTCATATGAATAAATTCTCCTTTAATTTTTATTTGTCACTAAAGATAAACGTGGGAATCGAACCCACGTTTATTAATAAACTAGCCTTTTGGTGTATCACTACCTGGTGCAGCAGTGAAGTGTGGACCATCAGATACAGTAATAGTAATTGTGTAACCTAATGCCCCGTTAACTGCAACCGCTGCAAACTTGATGTTGTATGAACCACGCATTGTAGCAGTCATTCCATCTGGATAAGTAACCTTCCATTGGTATTGTTTACGATCACCAGCTTGTTGCAAAGCTTTGGCAAAACTAGCACCCTTGTACACAGCTTGGAACTGAACGTTAGAAGCGTTTTGAATCCCTTCAACTTGCTTCCGCCGGTCATCAGCCAAAGTAGTAACATCAACCTTTTCAGTATCCCCACCTAATTCTGGGATGGTCTTAATATCCGCAATTTCTTCCCATGTAGAACCATCTTCTGAACGTTCAAGCTTGGTACCAGTACCAACCAGACCTTCTGAACTATCGATAGCAAAACGTTGTAGGTCTAACTTTAATGCGTCACTATATAATTTTACATTCTTCATAATTTCATCCTTTCTGGTATACACGCTTACTTGTGTTATCTACAATTCCTGTAAAGACGAGTACAACACGTGTTATTCCATTTAAATCTTGATCACCAATGTTATTGGCAGATTGTAAAATTTAAGTTGAACATTTAAGTGGACAGAAAAACCCATCAAGGTCTTTAATGGTGTTACCACAACATTCCATTAGAAAGAAGGACCTTAATGGGCACCACTATTTTATCATTCCAGAACCGCGTTGTCATTGAAACGCTTCATAATGAAGGACGTTCCTTGCGATACATCGCTAACTACTTAGGCTTTAGTAAGACCACGATTTTTAACGAACTTCACCGACTAAATGGTGAGTATCAGGCTGAGCTAGCGCAATCTGACTTCGAACGAAAGGTTGGTCAACGGGGGCGGAAGTCTTCGCTCACTAAAAACCTTAAACACTTGATCGAGGAAAAGATTCAAACCCAGAAATGGTCACCTGAACAAGTTGCCCATGTGGTTGGGATTGCCTACAAGACGGTTTATAACTGGATTGATCAAGGATTGCTTGATGTGCAGTTACCCGATTTGCCTGATCATGGAATTCGTCGCCATCGCGCTAAAGAAAAGCGTGGGACGTTCAGTCACGGCCGCTCAATTGAGGAGCGGCCTCATAAAATCGAAACTCGCCAGGAATTTGGTCACTTTGAAGCTGACACC